GAAAGTTTTTGCGTTGCTTTGATGGTTGTAAGTTTTAATTCTTGTTTTGCTTTTTTTGTTTCCACAAAACCCTTGACGCCATCTGCGACGACGCCAAGTAAAGGTTTAGCAAGTAGTTGCCACATAAATTCTATATTGCTCCTATAACTGCAATAACGATTATTGCTACTATTCCAGCTTTAATCCAATCTTTCATTTTCCAGTCGGACCACTCTTTCAAGTGTTCCCAAAGATCTTTTAGTAAGTTCATACAAACCTCCTTTGTTGATAGGGTTTTATTACTTTACGCCCTTGAAAGCAACTTTTTTGATCTGAGCCTTGCTAGTCTGTCCTTTTGGACCTCCACCTTTATTTTGTTTTACAACAAAAGGTGAATAAACTATCGCTGCATCAGAACCCACTTTCAAAGTAGGAAAAGGATTTTTTTGTTTTACTACCTCTACTTTTGTTTTTTTAAAATTCATTAATGTATCGTCGGTTTTACAAGTTCAATTAGGTCAAGACCACCTTGATCTAATAAATTCTTTGCCTCTTTTGCACTAAGATGATCATAAAACAGAACTCTTGCTGCTGCCATCATAGCACCAGCTAAAAGTATACTATCTTCAGAACTTTTGCTACTGTTTTTTGCTATATACATAAGCTTATCAAAGTAATCAGCTAGTTTTTCTTCTGCGTTTCCCATTTTTAGATATCCCTGCCTCATTTAGTGCAATTGCAATTGCTTGTTTTCTAGATTTAACCTTTTTTTTCGATCCGCCAATGTTTAATTTACCTTTTTTAAACTCACGCATTACTTTTGCGACCTTTTTTTCTCTTTTTTTCACTATTTTTGTTTATCAATATTAACATTTGCACGTAATTGAGCAATATCTTCGTTAGAATCTATTTTATCTTGCGCTATTTTTGCTTGTTGATCAAGTTTTGCAGCGTCAAGTTCTAATTTTTGACCGTCATTTTGTGCTTTTCTTTGAATATCTTGTGCTCTAAGTTGTAATTCTTGTTGTTTTAGGCCAATTAAAGGATCTTGTCCTTGTCCTTCCATAGCTTCTTGTTCTTCTATAAACATTTCAGATATAAAATCACTAATTTTGTCTGCAACTTGTACTTCAAGCTGTTTTTGAAACTGCATTTGTAGTTCTGGTGGTATCTGTCCGCCATATTTTTGTGCTTCTTGTTGTATGACCTCTTGCATTTGTGCTTCTACTTCTTCTCTTGCAAGTAAAGAAATATGCTCCATTACATGCGCTTGTAAAATAATGGTAGCTTGAGGATTTGCTCTCACTAACATTGATGACATAAATACCCTATGTGCTTCTATGTGTTGTTGATGAGCTTGTCCTCTAAATACAACTAATTTTTTGCCCATCAAAGCATCTGCATTTTCGATACCAGGATCTTTAGGTGCATCTGGTTTTGGAACAGGTAATATTGCATCGATATCTTTGACGCCAAGAGCTTGATACATTCTCTTATATGCTTCATACAAGTTATGTTGTTTTGGATCAGATTGTGCCATCTGCAATTGTGTCTGAGCCAAGGTAACACGTTGAGACATAGAAAAAATATTAGGATCCGACACAGGCATAATATCTACTCTCTCATCAAAGTCTGAAGATTTAAATACAGCAGCAGCGTTTTTGCCTACATCATACGGATAAACTTGTGGATAAAAATCTTTAAAAACTTTAGCTAATAAATTAAATTCTGTCTTTTGTGCGTAGTGTAATCTTTTATGTATTGCGCTCATCACTCTTGAACCACGCTCAATCAAAGCCATTGTAGTTCCAACAGGTGCATTAGCAGCAACGCTGTCACCTATTTTTTGATCAGCAATTGTGGCAAAACGTTGACCTGACTGTACAACGAAACCTAAGAGTTGAAACAAAGTTGCGCTCGGCTCTTTGTAAGGTAAAGGCATGAGTCCTGCACGCAAATCACCACTTGGTGCATCTACGTCTCTAAACTCACCAGGTTGTAACGGATTATCATCATCACGTATTCTTAATCCTCTTGCTTTAAATCCTGCTGGTAAGTTAGATAAAGTTCCTGCATCAATTAATTGTCTTAAAGCAGACGTTGCAGTTCTAGATAATCCACCTAACATGTGAATCAAACCAAAACCATAAAATCCTAGGCCAGGTAAAAACTTGTAGTGTACAAAGTATTGTTTCTTTTTCTTAAAAGAATCCTCTTCTTCAAAGTTTCTGTAAATTGATAATACTTGTTGCGAGCCTTCATCTATAGTTACAATGTATGGTAATTTTATTCCGTCATCATTTTCGTAACCTGGTACGTCAAGATCACAATGTATTTCTAATAAAGTATAGACATCATTCTTATATGCTGAACCAGTAGGTCTTACACCATCTAGTTTATTAACAGCTTCTTGAACGTTTGAATTGCTTGGTTCATTTTGGTATTGAAGATCTACATCTTTGTAAATACCTTGTACCTGCATCTTTCTAACTTCGTTTTCATTTCTTTTAATTACATGTGTAACTCTTTCAGCTGTTGCTAAATCAGTTGCACTATAAGGTACTATTAAATCTTCACTTGGGACAAACTTCGATACTGCTCTATTAAGGGTTGTATCAAAATAAATTTTCTTAAATGCCGATCCTGATAAAGGTAGATAAAATAACATCTGGTCCAAATCTGGATCAAAATCTTCCATGACATGCATAATTTGATAGTTCATAAATTCTTGGACACGCTGTGCTTGTTCTTCTTTCTGAGCATTTTGCTCACCAATAATTTGTGTTCTCACAGGGCCATTAGCTGGTAATAATTCTTTATAAGCTTGTGCTTGAAACTGTGTTACTGTTTCAGCAAGTAAAGGATGTGTAACACCACTAGCTCCTTGAAAGGGTTGAGATCTATCTTCGTAATTAAATCCTAGTAATTTTAAACCCTTTGAGTATGAATCATACCATTCATCTCTTGATGATTTATCATCTTTGTATTCCTGCATAAGATCTGAAGACAAATTTTGTAAATCTTCTTCATCAATAAACTCAGCTAAATTTGCATCAAATCTATCTTCTGGTGGTGTTTCAACGGGATTAATGATAGCTCCACCATCATCTGTCATTTCGACGTTTTCTATTGTTAATTCATCTTCTGGTGTTTCAACAGTAATCGACTCAGATACGACCTCCGACGGCTCACCTGTAATTCTTCTTTCAACCATTAAGCTACCTCAAATATATCAATCATTTCAACAAGTCCACCTCTGGCTTTGTGAGTTTTGTATGGTTCTAGCATTTCTTCTGTAATTTTGATAGCAAAAGATGGTGTTGTATTTTTATCAGTAGGCACTGATATTCTTTCCAATCTATAATTTGGGTTGTTATTTATTAATGTTTCGGCTTGGTTTCGATTAGATAAAGTTGCTACCATGTTCCCGTTTTGATCAGTAATTTTAAATACATCTTTTGCTCCTCCTTTAGTTTGCACGTTGAGTATCATAAATTCTGAGTTGTTAGATTTTGCTTGTGTTTTTAATATCTTCTCTATGACAGATGTATAGTGCTTGCCATCTGGTGTTTTAGCATTTGGACCACCGTAAAATTCTGACATGCCTATACCTTTGTATTCTGATCCCAAGAATTCTCCTCTAGCTGTAAAATAATCAATCTGTTTTTTCTTATCGGCAGCTCTTACATCCATTGGTGTAGCTGAGTTACCTTTGAAATTATATCTGTCGATGACAAACTGATCAGGTGTAACAGCATAAAAATCTGGTACATTATCTTCTTTTAAAACAAATTTTCTGTATGCGAGCTCAAACAAATCTTTTTTAATTAGAGCGTCTGCCCATTCCTCTCTTTTCTTAAATGGTATATCTGGAAATAATCCGTCATATGTTTTGCTGTCTATAACAATAAGTTCATTGATCATTTCGTCAATGTTTTGTGTTAATGCCTCTTTTAATCGTGTAACAGAAGCAGGATCAAGTTCTCTTGTTTCAATATATCTATTAATAATCTCATCTACCTCAGCATCGAGTTTCACTAGTTTTTCACCAATCAAATCAACTTCTGTTTGTGATCTTTTTAGTGGTCTAAACACTGATTTGTTTTCCTCAAAAAACTCTAGTGCTTGATTACCTATACGACTTAACTGTGGCAGTGTTGTTGAATCTTTGCCTTCGTCTTGTATTTTTCTTAAAGTGGCAACAAGTTTTTGTTTTCTGCCAGCTGCCGCTTGCATAATATCTGATTGTATTTCATCAGCAAATGCTACACGAACAACGCCGCTCGTATCAACGTTAGATCCTTTTGCTATTTCGCTATCTAAATCTCTAGTTTTTACAATCAACTCATCCATCTGATCTACTAGACCAGGGCTTATTTCACCAAGTGTATCGCCATAGTCAGTAAGCATTTGTTCTAAAGATAATTCATTAATGACATCAAGATCTGCCTGATTTAAACCTCTTCGAACACCCTCTCTATTTAATTTGTTAATTGCTTCTGCATATAAACCAGAAAGTTGTCTTTGCGCTCTTTCTCTTTCACGAGTGAGACCAGGTACTTTTGATGCTGTTTGTGGTGCTGATAGTTTTGTTGGTAATATTGCATTACGGTCCGTGAGCCGTGTCCATCCAACTATGTATGATTCATCAGGTATACCAAACCCGTGTTGAGAGATACTCTCACCTTGAAAAATTCCTTGTGGATCAGCGCCTGAATCGCCAGGTAATTTGTTTTTAGGTATGTATAAAACTCTTTCACGTTGCGTGTCTGATATGTAACCTGGTTCTGCGTAGCCTGAATATGCTGTAGGTTTCTCGCCATACGGATTAATGATCTCGGACCCCTGACCTGTAGCATGAACATGCATGCCTCTAATAGGTGACTGACGTAAATGATCAATGACTTGTTTTTTTGGTATTGGTGTATTCTCATCATAGATACGAAGCAAAGATTCTATTTGGTAATCTCTAAATTCAGAATCTCTAATTCTATTTTTACGGAAGAAATCAAGTAAAGCTTTTTTATTAATAAATATTTCTGGGGTATCTGGTCTTGCCAAAACTCTTTCTATGTCAGAATAGAAGACACCTGTGATTGGTTGATTTGTTTTTGGTGTTACAGCTATATCCATACCTGTTACATCATCAACTAAATTAACCTTGTCATTATCCTCTGGTGTTGGATCAAACACATCATCTTGTTTTTTAATTTTTTCTTGTTCTAAACTTTGTTTTTGTTTCTTTGTTGGATTATTTAAATTTTCTTTTGGTGTTGGTATTGGTGCTGTTTCGTTTACAGGTGGCTTTGTAAATAGTTTAAAGAAAGGTAATTTAAGATTTGCTTGCTCCATTTCTCCTGTAAAAATATTTTCTGTTGGTTGCACATCAAAAGTTTTTGTCATCGGTGCAGCAGATGTTTTCTGCTCTATGTCAAATACATCTTCTTTTGGTTTTTCCTCACCAAAAGAACGTTTCGTGCCTTTTGCTGCATCGCCAAACTCTACAGTAATTCTTGGTTTTGGCTGTAATAACTCCTGTTCCTCTTCAAATATATCGTCCACGTCTCCTACTAATCCTCCGCTTTGCATTTGTGTTACACCAACTTGTCTAGCACTATCATTTAAAATATCAATCGCTTTCATTACATTTTCAATTTCTTCATCGGTTATATTATATGCTTCTTGTAATAATTTTCTTTCTCTACTGTTCGGAGCTTCCATTAAGTCAAACAATTTCTCTTCTAAACTTTTGTGTTTTCCTATTGTAAACTCATCAATCGTAGTTTCTGCCCCAATGTTTTCTAATTTTGCACTAACCTTATCTATAGATGACATATCTTTTGTTTCTCTAAATTTTTTTACAGCAGCTCTGGCCTCTGCTTCTATACCAGGTTGTGTCAAAGCATTAAGATGTGATATATCCAAATAAAATGTTCCAGGTATCATACCTGCCCCTTCTAGTCCTTTTGGTAAGGTATCTCCTATCCTGCTTGTTTCGAAGGTGTGTGCAATTTGTATGCTACTTGTTCCAGGCTTCATACCCTCATCAACAGGAAATCTTTTATCAAGAAAAGGAACTACTAATTCTTGCACTTGTTCTCTTACTTTGTCATAGTATGCAAAGTTTTGAAAGTCTCTAAATTGTGTTGAAGTAGGATCAAGAAGAGCTTGTATGTCCAAATCAAATTTTTCCATAAATGCTCCAAAATCTTTGTTTACTGGTTTTCTTGTTTCAGGTGAACTTTCTCGTATAAAATTTAAATACCTTTTAATTTTATTGGCTTTGTCTACTTTTAAATGATAGAATTTACGGTCTAAATTAGGCATATTTTTAACTAAGTTCTTAAAAGTATCATTGCCTGTAAGATAAGTTCTAAATTCTGAAGTAAGAATAGCTCTAGGTTTTTTATTATCACCAACCGCTAAATACTTATCAATTTTTGCAATTTCATCCTTATTGTAAACTCTACCAGGAACAATTTTAGTTTTATCAAATTTACCAAAGCCTTTGCTTTTATTATAAAACTGCATCATGTCATTTAGTTGTCTTAAGTAATTATAATCTGTTGAAGATGGATCAGATATTAAATCAACGTATTTAGATGTTTTGTGTTTTTCTAAAAAAGCCTCCGAAAAAGCTAAACGTATGTTTTCTAATTTACTTGAGTCAAAGTTTTCTGCATCCAGTTTAGTTTCGAAAGCATCATAAATACCTTGTCTGTTTTCATCAGCTCTTGTAATTGTAAGATTTGATCTAGCCTTTGTTTCAGGAGTTTTCAAAACTCCAAGTGTTTCATTAGGGAGAGTTCTAAATATTTTATCTTTATCTTTACCTTCATATCGTGGTATACCTTGCTTATCTGTAAAAAAATATTTTTCAATATTCTCAGCATTTTTTGTCATCTCATCAAAAATCTCATCCGTCGTCATGTTTGCATAATTTTCTTTTAAAAAATTATCGCCAGCTTCTGTATAAATTTTTCCAGTTGGGCCTACATTTCTTCTTTTAGTTAGTCCTTTCTTTACTGACTGCTCAAGCAAGTCGTCGAAGTTTTCATATTTTTTTCGCATATTTTGTAAATATGAAGATGTCTGTTTACCTTTACTCATGGCATTATCGTAGGCTTTAGAAAATTCTTCCAAATCTCCTTTTTTAATTACTTGTCCAGGATCAGTAGCTTGTTCACCAGTAAATCCTTTTAATTGGTCTGTTGTTTTTTTTAATTGTTCTGCTTCTAAAGCTGCTCTTTGAAGTTTTTCATCAACTTGGCTTTGACCAAAATTAATATTTTTTTGCTGTATATTTAATATATCACCGTCTCTTTCTCTTGGCGTTGGTCCACGTTTCTTTTTTCCTGACATAAATCTTTTTTGTATAATGCCACCACCTAACGTTGAATCTAGCTCTTCCATAAATCCTGGTTGCTCTGCTTCTATAGCTTTAAGAACTTGTTCATCATTTAATAAATCTTGAACTGTCTTACCTGATTTTTTGCCGTAAACTTTCATTCCTGTTTTTACTAAGGGAGCTAGACCTTTTGTTGCTAGAACACCAATACCAATAATATCAAGAGCATCGATTGGTAACATAGCTATGCCGAACTTTTGATTGAAAGGTAATTCTTTGAAAGGGGTGCCCTCTTGTTGCATAGTAGTCAATCCTACATTGGCATCACCAAATAAAAATTTACCAGCGTTTGCAAAATCATATTTTAATTCTTTCAACATATTAGAATCAAATCCTAATAGTTTTTGAAGTTCTTTATTTTGTCTAAATTGTGATTCTAGTGCTTTACCTTGAAATGATTCGGGGTCCACGCCTGACGCAGAAAATAAGAAGTTTAGTGCATCTTGTCTTTGTTGATTGTAAGCATCCATTTCTGCTTGTGTCTGCTCATTTGGTGTTAATACATCTGTTACAGCTTTTCCAAGATTTAAAGCTCCTTGGTCAAATGATCCACCAGGCTTAATACTATCGTAAAATTCCTCAAAT